GCATTTGAATGGAATCGTATTCACAAGTCTGAAGAGTACTTGGAACGTATTATTAACGAGTTAGTGTTCGAACAAGTAACCGAACACTACGCAGTAGATTCAATTGAAGAGCTTACTAGAGATCAAATCGATGAGCTAGAGCATTTTAGAAACGATGTTCTTCACGAGTACAGTCCTTTGCAGATTGGCTTTTCAGATGTAATACAGATGTGGGAATCGGAGAACTGGGATGAAGCAAGGTAAGGAGTGATTGATTGTGGCTACACGGCAAGGCAAAGTTTGGGGAAGGACAGAACTAGTTGCACTGGTACCAGGTGTACTTGAGTTTCATCGTATCGAGGCTAAGAAAGGTGGAGTATGTAGTAAGCATGCTCATCAGAGTAAGACTAACGGTTTCTTTGTAGAATCAGGTAAGTTGTTGATTCGAGAGTGGCAGAACCGATATGACCTTGTCGATGAGACCATCTTGGAAGCAGGTGACTACTGTATCGTACCTCCTGGTGTGTACCATCAGTTTGAGGTTCTGGAAGATTGCATAGCATTTGAGCTTTACTATGCAGAGTTAGTAGGGGATGATATCGTAAGAGAAAGTGTGGGGTTCAAGCAATGATCACTATCTATTCACGACCAGGGTGTAAGTGGTGTGAAACATCTAAGTCTATCTTAGAGTTGAAGGGAATAGAATATAATGAACTAATGCTCGATGTAGATATTACTGTCGAACAACTTAAACAGTTAGTACCTGGTGCCAAGTCTGTTCCTCAGATAATGGATGATAATATCTACGTTGGTGGTTACAAAGAGTTAGTTGAGTATTTGGAGCAAAAATGAGTACTAAGTTAAAGATAATTGACGATGCACCTAAAATGGAACCAGAAGGCGAGGAGTTCTCATTCGGTGGTGTAACTACTGATGAGCTATCCAAGAATGCGATGGGTGGCACTGAAATGATGAAGCACGGTCTATATGACCGTCTCGATCCAGAGATTCGAGACAAAGTGCAAATCATTTGCAGTCGTGTGAGGGAGGTTGATAGCAACCGTCCAACAATTCTGTGGCTGCACGATATGTTTAATGATCCTGAAGCTCAACACCTACAAGATGCTGAGCAACGCCAGCGCTTTGATAAGTTGGTGTTTGTTTCTAACTTTCAAAAGACACAATACGAACTCGCATACGGTTTAAAGCCAAGTGAGTATGTTATTTTAAAGAACTGTATCGAACCAATTGAAGCTCACGTAAAGCCGCCTGCAGCAGATCAGATTAACATTATCTACCATACCACTCCTCATCGTGGATTAGATATTCTAGTGCCTGTGTTTGAAGAGCTTTGCAATCACCATGACAATATTGTACTAGATGTATACTCTAGTTTCAACATTTATGGTTGGGGTGAACGAGATGCCGACTACGAGCATTTGTTCGAAAAGTGTCGTAACCATCCAAAGATAAATTACCATGGCTATCAGCCTAACGATGTGGTGCGGGAAGCATTAAAGAAAGCACACATCTTTGCATTCCCATCTATATGGCCAGAGACGTCTTGTATAGCTGCCATGGAAGCTATGTCAGCAAGATGTGCTGTGATCGCACCAGACTTTGCTGCTCTACCGGAGACACTAGCTGGTTTTGGTATTACATATAGCATGCATGAGGATATTAATGTGCATGCCAACATCTTTATCCAAGTACTTAATCAGACCATTAACCAAATGAATACTGATGCTATGGATAACCGACTTGACTTTCAAAAAGCCTATGTCGATGGTTTTTACACTTGGGAATCAAGAGTTCCTCAGTGGGAGTCGTTAATTCAAAGCCTGGTAAACAAGGCAACATAAATATGTTAATGGGTAATGTAATACAGTTTCCAGGAACTAGAATAGATCCTGTCCAACAGCAAGTTGATGACTTCTACGAGAAGGAGCTATCCAAGGCTTTCATTGAAGATTTCGTTGATAAAGTTGGACATGGTCTAGTAAACGAATTACATAACAATGGTTATGATGTAGATGATGAAGAGTTCATAGTAAGATATATGTACTCACTGGAAGTTGTTAAATCCGTACTATATAATAGCAAGAACATTGACCACATCCTTACTAGTAGAATTGGTAAGCAAGCAAGAAAATATTTTGAAAATGAAGTGACGGAACAATGAATGAATCAATCTATGAAACCCTTCTAAAAGTAGCTAAACTCGATGGTAACAAAGCAAGGTCTGAAGCATTATCTGCTTATCAGAATGACTTTCCTATCAAAGTTATCCTTGATCTTGTCTACAATCCAAACATTAAGTTTCTACTTCCAGAGACCGATCCACCCTACACTCCTATTGACGAAGGCATTGATGCACAAAATGTACTCAAAGCAGACATTCGTCGTCTAAAGTATTGTCTAAACATTCCAGACGGAGAACAGCTTCGTCCTCACAAACGTGAGCTTATGTTTATTCAAATACTCGAGGCAGTAGATGCTAAGGACGCTAAACTTCTTTTAGCTGTAAAGAACAAGAAGTTGCCACCTGAGCTCAAAGATATAACAGAGAGTGTAGTGAGGAAAGCGTTCCCTGGGATTGAAGAGAAATGGAAAAAGTAGCATTTATTATTGGCAACGGTCCAAGCAGAAAGAAGTTCGACATAACAAAGCTAAAGGGTAACGGTACAATATACGGGTGCAATGCCTTGTATAGAGACTACCCTGATCTTATTGATTACTTAGTGTCTATTGATCCTCCAATTATAGAGGAGATAACAGCTAGTGATTTTCCTAAAGAAAAGTTTATCGTACCTCCGTTAGAAGAGCAGTTCGAGGATCCTGAGTATAACCAGTATCAGCGTTTTAGATCCAATGCTGGGGTCAATGCTATGCTGGAAGCAATAAAGGCGGGACACAACGTTTTATACTGCTTAGGATTCGACTTTATGATTAAGTCTCCAAAGGTATCGTTAGGTAATCTTTATGATGGTACTAACGCATACGGCCCTGAGACTCGTTCTAGGTACAATGATAATCTAAATAGAGTAAAGTACATGCAGTTTATAGCTCGCAAGTACAGTAAGGTAAAATTTAAGTTTGTCGTTCCTAGATTCGGCAACAAGGATGAGTACCATAACTTGAATGCAAAAAATGTGTTTGGTGTGTTCTACGATTCATTTGAGCAGTCGTTGCAACAAGATGTTGTGGAGGCTGCTGTAGGATAATGCCGACCTATACTTTCAAAGATACCAACTCTAACGAATACTTCGAAGAAATCATGTCCTATGATGAGAAGGTTCGTTTTCTCGAAGAATGTCCCTGGATAACGTCTGTGCTCAATGGAATCAACATTGTGGCAGGGGTTGGTCTGGATTCAAGAATTAAAAATGATGATGGATGGAATGAAAACTTACAGCGAATAGCTGAAGCCCATCCTTCTAGTGACTTAGCTAATCGTTATGATAAAAAGACAGCGAAGGAAGCTAAAACTGAAAGCGCTGTAGCGAAATGGAGGAAAACCCGTCAATTACAATAACAATTAGGAGTTACAATGTCCGATCTCGGTCTAGCTTATCAAGAGTACGATTTTTACGAAGAACTATTCGAAAAGCCTAAAAGGATAAAAAGAAAAAGAGAACCGATCAAAAAATTCCAACTTAATTTAAGGATGGTACCGGCAAGAACAACTAACCAACAAACAGCATACAATTACTTCGAGCAAGAGAAACACTTAATTCTTCACGGACTTGCTGGCACTGGTAAAACCTTTATTACATTGTACCTCGCATTAAAACGATTGTTTGAACCAAACTGCTATCAAGATAAGATAGTAATAGTAAGATCAGTAGTACCTACCAGAGAAATGGGCTTCCTACCTGGTAGCGAAAGAGAAAAAATGAAAACTTACGAAGCTCCCTACCAAGCAATGTGTAATGATTTATTTGGTAGAGGAGATGCTTATGAGATTCTAAAGACCAAAAACCAAATAGAGTTCATTAGTACTTCCTTCATCAGGGGCACTACAATGGACGATTGTATTATAATTGTTGATGAAGCTCAGAACTTGACCTTTCACGAGTTAGACAGTATAATTACAAGGGTAGGAGTAAACAGTCAGATTGTATTCTGTGGTGATGTTGGTCAAACTGATCTAGACAAGCCTTGGGACAAATGTGGTCTAGAACAGTTTATAGATATCCTTAATCATGTAGATGGATTTAAGAAAGTTGAATTTAGTTATGATGACATTGTTCGATCTGGACTTGTGCGTGACTATTTAATTGCTAAAGATGGTTATTTGAATGACACACTTCACTCACGCTCCTCGTCCAAACATTAACGAACTTGATACTAAGACAGTAGACGGACAGCGACTATACGAAACACCTGATGGAAAACTTTATCCGTCCGTCACTACTGTCCTCAAAGACTTGTCAGCAGAAGGCATTGCTGCTTGGCGAGCTAAGGTAGGAGCAGATGTCGCTAACAGAGTATCAGCTCAAGCATCTGCAAGAGGCACCGCTGTACACAAACTTTGTGAAGACTATATTGATAACAAAGAAGACTATCTTGATGGTCACATGCCAGCCAACATTGAGACCTTTAACACACTTAAAGGCTTATTAGACAAGTATCTCGATAACGTTGTTATGCAAGAGGTACCTCTATACTCTAACTACCTCGAGGTAGGTGGTCGCGTAGACTGCATTGGTGAATGGAACGGTAAGCTGTCTGTCATCGATTTCAAGACATCCAAACGACGAAAGCGTAAAGATCAGATTGGCAACTACTTCATGCAGGCAGCTGCATATTGTGTAATGTTCGAAGAATTAACCAAGGTCCCTATTACACAGACCATCATCCTAATGTCCGTCGATAATGACCATCCTCTGGTGTTCAAGTCTACTCGCGACGAATATATCGATCAATTCATGAAACAACGCGCAAGTTACCGCGACAAATACGGCCGTTGACCTAACCTTAGTTTTCAAGGATGATGTCCGCTTGTTTGAGTGAGATTTTGTGATGGCTATTATATCTACTGGTTGTACGTA